AACAGGACGTGGAGTTACTGAAGTGCAAATGGTTCCAGATGCTGATTATGATATAAAACAAATCAAGCTATACAAATTAGCCTTTGAACATGGCTTAGAGTTTGATACTCATAATCCAAAAAGCTGTAAGGTTAATATCATATTAGTGGAAGGGGGTGAGTAATGAGTAAAGAACTTAAAGAATGTAGCTTTTGTAAGCAGTCTTCTGATGATGTTAAGTATGTATCTGAGTATGAAGAGTATCTTAGCTCTTGGGGTTATATGTTATGTGTTACTTGTACCTTTAATAGAGAAGCTGTGATAAGAGAGGATTTAAGGATTCAATTCGGTGCACCAGATTAAACCTCTAATGTGATAAATGCAATTAAAGGGGGCTTCGGCTCCCTTTTTTTGTTCCTAGAATGCCCCATATACGCAAAGTTAGCACCTTCCCTATACCTACATATACCTAAGATTTGCCCTTCTTCTTTTTTGGAGCTTTGCCACCTACCCAAGCTTCATTGATGTCTTTAGTTGATTTATCATCTGCTACAAATCTACCTTTGTTTCTTGCTCGTTTTGGTTTTGGGTTTCTCTCTACTCCTAGTATTAGTTTGTATACTCTGTCTACTATAAGGTTAAGGCTTTCAAGGGTTCTCATCTGGGCTCCTTTATGTATGTTAATGCTTTCTCTATACTATACTCATCAAACTGCTCTGGCTTTAATATCTTTCTGTACTTAATGTCAATCTGGTTGACGTGAAAAAAGGCAATCTTATATAATCGTGGCTGAACAAATGCAAAAATATCACAATCAAATTCTCCATAGTGCTCATAGTAGTGGAAGACCTTATTATTCTTAACTATCCTGCTACGTCTATTGATGTTAAAGCAATACCCAGAATTATAATTCTTTTTTTCGTGATTTTTATGGGTGCTTGTTTTTACCTGAACCTTAATTAATCTGCCACCATATTCCATCGCCACATCATAGGGTCTACGATTCGGAACAATCATAGCTGAATAATTATGTAGGTTTAAATAGAAGACGCAGAATAACTCTCCTACATACCCCTTATCACTCGCTGATAGTTTTGTCACTATACAACGCCTTCTCTGCTGTTTCCTTGCTTACATTCCAAAACGTCATAACGTATTCAAGCTTCTGTGTGTAATTCATTGCTGTAGCCTTTAATCCGACCCAACAAGCCCTTATTTCTAAATCCCTAAGTGTTGCTTCTAATGAATCAATTATCCTTTCTTTGTTAAGTAGCCTGGTTTTCAATTAGTAACTCCTTATATGCTAAGGTTAGTTTCTCGTACAACTCCTCTAATTCTGCTGTGGTTATTTTTCTTGTGGTTTTATATTCAAATCTTAATTCATCAAACCTTTCTATTCCAAATTTATCCCTATACCACTTAAAATAATCGTAATTATCTTTACTATGCCTAAAGTTACAGCCCCAGCACTGAGTATGACAATTACCGTTCTCAGATATATCCCACCTCGTGTTGTACGCCCTTCTGGAGAAGACGTGTCCGTTTGTGAGGTTTTCTTTTGAGCCACATTGGACACAAGCCTTGTCACGCTCTCGTATATATCTTGATGTAACATCGTCTAACCTCTTTACTACTCTTTGCCTTGCTGTTTTCTTAGCCAATATTTTACCCTTGCTTTTCTTTTAAAGTACTTATCTGCCTTTGCTCTCAGATATGGTCTACTTACTCCATTCTTATCAGTAAAAAAATCATCTTCTTCCCATTGGCATAAAATATAATAGCCTTTAGGATTAATTCTGGGATTATTAATATTATAAATTTCGTGTGTTGTGTGAAGGGTAAATATTAGGGGTATATATATTGACAACATAGAAACCATAGAATCAAAGGGTGTCCAAAATTGCTGTTTCAAACCCTTCGCCACAGCGACTCATCAGGTTTGGTAATATAGACACCCTAATCTTCTTTCCGACAAGAAAGCATCTCTGCTTCCCTAAATTATTCTGGTAGTGGTTTTTTATTTCTACTCCCATGTTCTCTTTTTGCACAAGTGTGACATATTTTAATTGGCTCTGGGTCTTCCCAAAACCTAAACTCATATACTGGCTTTCCAATAGTGTAGCCCTTACACATCTTGCAAGTCAGTGGCTCTGTTTTTAATCTTTTTGTTACGCTTGACATTTCTTTTTTTATTAATTTTACTTAGCTCTGATACATAATCCTCACCAACCATATACGCTACTGCCCAACCATTAGGTGTTGAATTATATTTATCTCTCCAATATTGAATCAACTTCCAAGTTTTCCTATTCATTGATTTCCCACAATTCTGTAAATATTATGGGAGCACCTTTCCCTCTGGAGTATTCTATGAATGTTGCCCATAGAAATGTAGCGTCTTTATCCTCTACGCCATCAGCTCCAATTATATCTAAGCATTCTTTTTGGCTATAAACTGCGACCAGTTCGCCATCAGCGTCATTACCTACGCCAAGTATAGCTCGGTCAAATGCGTCATCCAGAAGTATCGCTCTGGGATTTATCGCTTTTATCGTCTGTCTGTTCATTAATCTTCTCCAACTCTTCTTTAGTTTGTTCTGCTAGTTTCGGATTATATGACAGAAGTATGTTTAGTGTTTGCTCCACTAATTTAACGATTGCATCTATTTTTTTCAAGAGCTGTTTATTGTGTTGCACTAATTCAGAGTGTGCTTTCTCTAGCTCTTCCCTTTGTACATACAAAACCTTACCCCCTGTTGTATTCCCTGTCCACATTAAAATGGAACAGGGTTTGAGTCTTGAGTTAAATCTACCTCATTAGCCACAAGGTCTACAAGCTGTTCATTAAGCTCTTTTGGAATCCACACCATATCATACCACTTCTCGTTGCCTTCTTTGTCGGTTCCCTTTTGGCTTGGTGCACCTACGAATAGCCCATTAGCACCTTCAATAAGCTTAAAGTTTTTCATTTCAAAACCTTCGTTTGTTACGATAGTCATGAAACCTTTTACCTTGCCACCATTATCTAGTTTTCTGAAGTCCTTTATTGTCATTTTATTTACCCCACTTGTTTGATTTTAATACCATTAACATATTAGCATAATTCATAATATCAAGAGCTGTGTCCTCAATAGATTCATCTACTGCTGACTCTAAGTCCTTTTTATATAAATTAATTAACCTACTAATTTTATCATTCATTCTTATAACAACACCCAACTGAGCTAGCCTACTATTTTGCGAACGCTCGGATGAGGAGGAGAGGTCTAAACCCAGTCGGATATTGCTGTCTCCATAGTCTGCTTGTTTCCTGGTCCAGAGGTCATACGCTCTGTCAAAGTTATTCATTAGTGCATCTGTACACTCAGGATACATCTCTTCTATTTTTTTCATTACTTCCATTACGCTACTCCTTTTATTTTATCTAAGGGTATGAGCACAATCTGTGACTTATTATTATCACCACCCATAATCACCTTAGCTTCTTTTTTATCTACTAGCTCCCTAACTATTCTTTTTAGTTCTTTAATAGGGAACATTAATATCATTTTAATTTCATTCTTGTAAGATAGAACGTGGCACCAGTGGTCTGCTTTGGTTACAGATAGTCCTGATAGCTTTCCATTGCACCTAATCTCTATAGCTATATTACCTGTTTCTCTCCACTTATCTATTTCTGCTTTAACTTCTATCTTTGCTATGGTTAATATCTGAGCAAGAGAGTCTTCATACTTCTCGCCTAAGCTTAAATCAATATCAAACTTACTTGTAAGTGGTCTCATTGCATCACCTAGTTTAACCATTGGCATGAGCTCTAGCCTCTTCTATTGTTTGAAAATCTGTATTGTGCATCTGATTATAAAGCTTTAATCTTTTCTGGTCTTCAAATGGATTAGATTTCATCTCTTCTTCTTCGTTCATTATCTCATCTTCCCAAGAGCTATTAAACAGGTAAGTGTATGGGTTCTTTCTAAACTGCTTATCAGTGGCTTTTACATAACGCTTGGTGTGGTTCATTATATCATCAACTAGAGACTGGTCAAGTTTCTTAGTCCAAAACTTAAGAGCCTTATCCTTGCCAACTTTTTTGTCATATAATTTCCACCAATCAATAAAACTTTTATATATTTTATTATTATCTATATTACTATCTATATTAATAGTAACGGAAGACCCTACACTTTTAGGCGACCCCCCCTCAACTTTTACGACATCCCCCCTACACTTTTTAGCTAGGGTTATACTTCTATCTGTATTGTTTTTTATTTCTACTTCAATCAATCCTATACTTTTTAACTGGTTTATTGTCTTTGATACACTATTTATAGATGTGGATAATAATCTTGCAAAGTATTTATTCGTTGCAAAACACCCCTTGTCGTTATCTAAATTAGTGATTTTAGCTAAGATTAACTTCTGTAGGTAGGTCAGGTCTGGATTTCTCAAGACACTGCCTGGTATTACTATATAATCGTTCATCGCTACTCCTATAATTTAAATTCAGTCTGTAATTTAGCTTTTGTTTTTAGGTTGCCACTATTATCAAATGCTTCCTGGTATCTGTAAAAGAATCTCACTGCTGCATACACAGACTTCTCATCAAACTCCACCTCTTTAAAAAGCTTTGTTCGTGCTGTGGGCTGTGCACCCATAAAGTTCTTTTTGCAATGAACAAGAGCAAGCCTATCTATAGTCTGGTCTGGATGTAGAATATCCCACAACATCTTATACATACTTAGCTGAATCACATATGTATAATCCTCTAGACTCTTAGATGTCTTTAGGTCAATCATCCATATCTCATCGTTCATCTCTACCACAAGGTCACACCTACCAGCAAAGGGACACACCAACTTACCGTGCTTGTGAGTCTTTGCGTATAGCACCTCTTCTACTGAAATTACTTTAGGCATATAGTCCTTGTACCACTTACAAAAACTTATTACACCCTTCTGCACCTCTTGGTCGTTCTCTATAGTTAAGTCCTCACCTAGTAATAGCTTCTCACAGCTATCGTGTACAGCAGTTCCCACTCTAAGTGCTTCTGATGAAGTCTCTAGGTACTTATCATAGTCACCCTTTGAGTTGTTCACAATGTATTTTAGAAGGTAATTAGGTGTAGGGCATCCATATCTAGTGACTGTGGTGACACTGGGGACGTATATACCATCCCCAATATCATAGAATCTACCATATCTAGTGCCCTCTACAAGCTTAATCATTCGTCATTCTCTTTTGATATTCACTTAGAAACTCATTGTAAGTCTTCATATCCTTCTTATTATCTTTTTGATTTAAAAACCATTTAAGATAATCTAAGGGAACATCTGTAATAAATTTTCCACTATGTTTACCAAAATTAAGAACATATCCAGATTGTTTATTTGTAGGGGAATTTGGCTGAGGCTTACCAGGGGAACCCACGGAAGGTTCGGAAGGTAATATAGGAGTAGCGTCCCTTTTGACCCCAGCCTTTTTAATGTCGTATAAATCCCTTGCTATACCCCATTTAACGCAAGCACGTTTAAATGAGTCGCTAACTATAGACTTTTCTCCTTCAAAGTTTGCTTCAGTTCCAGTGTCCCATTTAGTTACTTTGGTTCCATTAACATTAATAGAAACACCACACATCAACAAACCCTTTACTTCTTTATAATCATCACTCCAGTTTTCAGGACCTACTACAGCATCTAAAACATCCATGCAGTATCTCGCATCTACATAGGACAGTTTAACCCCTGCTTGGGTTCTGTGTTTAATCCTGTCTTCTGGTGTTGGTTGTGCTAGTTTAGATAAATCAATCTTACTCATAGTCGCTACTCCTTTTAGTTACAAAGAATTTACTATGAGCAGATATTTATTCCAAACTATTTCTTTTTAGCTAAAATACCTTCAAGTATTTCCATTAGACCGTCAAAGAGTGAATTTAGAATATCCTCTTCTTTGGCTTCTGAAATTAGAGGGATGTTAATTTTCTTATTAATTTCATCAACAATCTCTTCTTTGTTTTCTTTAAGGTAGTTTACTATTAGTCCAGCTATCATTTTGTTTTATCCTTTCCAGAGTTTCTTGAGTGTCAGTAGACCCACAACCAAACCAACGCAAACCGATGCGAAGTTTAGATATGGACTTAACATCTCCATATGATTTATAAATGCCCCACCGAATGAACCCATCATTCCTACAAGTGGTTTTTCTACTACTGTTAAAAGTGTATCTTTCATCTATTCTCCTTTATGAATTTTTTTTATTTAAACTGCTTATTATTCTAACGATTGAATGGTAGCTACCCTCAAGTCGTGCAAGCTCCTTATGTAAATCTGGAAACTCGTCTGTTTGAAGACGCTTCTGTTGGTCTATAAGCTTGATAAGAATCCCCTCGGTACGATTTTGACTCTCTTCTAGCTCCTGCATAAGCGTCTCCTGTATCCATTTATTTTGTCTAGATACATAAAAACCCAGTGCTATTACCCCTGCCACTGGCAAGCCAAAGGTTTCAATTAAATTTACAAAGTCCACTATTTATACTCATCTGGGTTTAATCTGTACTTTTTATCTACCCCACTCTTCTCCATCAGGTCGTTACAAACCTCACTGGAAATTTTACAATATTCTTTATAGTTTATATCCATACCCTTTTTCTTTCTTTTTTCGTACATTTTTTTAATATTGCATATGTCTGGTCTCGTGTCGTATATACTACATTTGTTATCCTCAGATAAAAACTTGCAACTTCCATCTTCCTTAGTGGGTAATCCTATCAGACCTGCTTGCTTACAGCACGCCCCACATTGACTACAGTTAAACTCCATCACTTTCCAAATATCTTTTTAGCCATTAATAAAACTATTATTACCACTACTACTGATATAACATCAACAACGTGATTTCCACTGTCGCTTTCTAATGCACCTAGTGGCGTTTCTACTCTAAATGATTCAATTTTTGCTCTCTCCTGTGGCATTAGTTATTATCCACAAAGTGTTCTATAGTGCCCTTTCCAGGACCATTGTAAATTTCTTTCCAGTATTTAGCTTGCTTAACCATTCCACTAGGGATTGGCTTGGGGCATCTCCAGTATTTATATCTACAAAAAGCTACCTGTAGGTATATACTGCACAGCACACTATTCTCTGGGTCTGTTAAATCAAGCCCACGCTTTACTAGGTGGTCTAATTTTTCTGGTCGGAACTTAAGGTAATTGTTGATAGTGTCATTAATGGTATCTGGTTCTACCTGAAAGAAACCCAGTGCTGGACCTTTAACTTGTTCTAGGTGTCTGTATCCACTCTCAGCCATACCAGTCCTGTAGACTAGACTCTCTGCATCTTCACTATACATATTCAAGTCCTTAAGTACATATCTAATTATCTTTTTTATTGAATTTTTCATTTTAACTTTCCTTGGTTTTTATGAAACGACTTTTGCTTTGATTTATAGCTTTTAATTCTTCTATCTATCCTATTTCGTTCTTTTTTATCGCTCGTCTCTCTCAATAATTCTATATTACTATCTATTAATATTTTAATATATCTATTAAAATCATCTCTCTCTGCATTAGAAAACCTAGTATAGGAAGAAACATTGTACATATCGTACATCTTTGAATTAGCTGCAAATGAATCTGGCTCCGTTAACAACTTCCTTATAATTGGGACATTCTTTATTTTTTTTATTTTCCCAAATTTCATTAAATCATACCCTGTCGTATATAAATTTCTTGAGGTTCTATATGGACCTCCACCCCAAGACTCAATAAAGTGGTCTACCCACTCAGGATTTATTTCAATTAAGCCCCCTTTGTATCCACCACCTTTTCTTGGTCCACCCCCTGTAATTTCTGATATCCAATCTGTTGCCATCTTTGTATAAGGGTTCACTCCAGGGAAAGTTTCTTGACTTGCTGCCCTAGGTTTATCAGCCCACTTATTTGCTATTGGAGCTCCAGTAAACTTTTTATTATCTATTATTTCCCAGAGTGGTTTAGTGCCATAGGCTGTTGGAGCAAAAGATGATATTCCTGACGTTCCAAACCCAATAGGGCTAGCTGCATTACCAAAAGCCTCCACCACTCTTTTAATATTATTTGTATGCTTAGGCTTTCTTCCACGAGATATAGCAACAACACCATCAGCCATCACATTTCCGAGTGTGTGGAAAATATTTAAACCCCAACCTATTTGCAGTTTAAACATTTGCCCATTAGGAAGAGGATACATAATATACGAATCTTTTTCATAGTCAGGTATTCCATCTGTCCAAGGATACTCGTCCTCGTCTGGGTCATCCATTAACATAGAATTGATAATATTTAAAATAAATGATTGCATTGTTATTGCCATAACCATTCTTCTGGCAGACTTGCTCTTATATATACTGTTTGCCAATATGTAGGTGCCCTGCATACTTGCATTTGAGAACAAATACGATGCTCTAAACAATGCTCCCTCTTGACCCTTTTGATTAAAGTCAACAGTTAAATCTCTCGTAGCTATTGCTGCATCGGCTTTAGATAATCCAGCCTCTCTTAAGTTTTTATATGCCGATAATCTTGTAGCTTGCTCTATAGCCATATTAAAATCTTCTGCAAACTTCCCTATAGCTCTCATAACAACCATTGGGTTCTTGCCCTTATGTCTCTTTATTATCTTATCAAGCTCTTTTAATTTATCTTCAATTTTTCTATTGGTGAACCAACCTACTGTAGCACCTTCTTTCCTCATTTCCTGATAATACTTACTCCACGCATCAAGCTTCTTTTTATTTACCGATAATTTTGCATCACCCTTGTCTCTCATAGAGCGATATATGGCTCTCATTGGACCACCAGACATAACATCTTTAAATACTTTTCTTCCTATTTTCTTATCAGGGGCTGATGCTTGTATATTTACCATCGCTGTTTGAATATCTCTAATAAAATTACCCAATATAAAGTCAGGATTATATGTTGTATATGCTTTTCTAAGGAAGCTATTAACTTTTTCCATCACCTTGTAAGATTTTTCTGTGCCTAAATTTTTAAAAGACTCCAATAAGCCCTTATCTGTTATAGTGATTATTTTTAACTTTCCATCTACTACAGCTTGTACCTCTTCGTTTCCTAGTTGCTTCTCTTCAAAAAACTTTAAATCTCCAGCCTTATCAAATCTTGGTATATATCTCTTACCCCTTGCACTCCAGAAAGATGATGGGTTCTCTAGAGCCAGCAAGTAAAGCTTTTGTGCCACCCTGTTTTTACCTGACCTAACTACAGAGTTTGCATAATCTGAAATAGCAACTACAAATGGATTTAATGCCCTAGAGTTTCTGCCTCTCTTACGTTTAATATCTTTGCCTGTTATACTAAAACCTCTAACTCCTTGACCTTGTTGTTTTTTGTCTACGCCACCCTTTAATGGTACGTAGAATTTATATGGAGAATCCTTTGTAAATTTATTATATGTCTCTTGGGAAATAAGACCACTATCTCTCAATATTCTAAGTCTTTTTTTAATAATTTTATTATCAAATTCCCTCGCAAACTTGACAATGCCTGTTCCACGATATTTTTCTAGGATAGATTTATACCCCTCTATTATTGTGCCATCTTCTAGGGTAATATCTTCTCTCGCCATTCCAGAGCCTGTCCCCTCAAATGTAGCATCGTCTTCGTGTACTTTTTTGTTACGCTCTTCTGCGTGTCGTGCATACAAGTATTCTCCAAAAGACTCAACATCAAACCCAGCATCCATTAGCCTTATAAGAAAATCTTTTTCTATGTAATTATTAAAATCTTCTAATTCTGCACTTACCTTGCCTGGGAATAGTTTTGCTTCTTTATAAGGGTCTGTTAGCTCATCTGCATCTCTAACCAATCCAACGGTTTTATCTATCCTTTTTAATGAATTAATATATTTTCTTATGAATCTTTCTCGCCTAGTCTCGTCTGATAATTCTAGTGGTTGGTCTGCTGGTTTAAGCTGGTAGCTTACTTGAGCTTTTTGCTTTTTAGGGAGGAGATTTTTGTTAAATCTTGGTCTGAGATTTGATATGTTGTTCCTAAGAACTGCTGAGTATCGTTCTGGATACCTTTCTTCGTATTCTGTGATGATTTTGAGGTACTCTTTGTCTGCCTTTTGTCTGCTTCCAAAAGCCCCAATAAAGCTCGCCTTGCCAGTTCTTTGTTTAATTTCTTTGACATCTGATGCCTCCTTAAATAAATCTACTAAATTATTTCCCTCATCTACAACAACTAAATTAAATTTATTTCCCTGTATAGGTAAAGTCTTAAATAAAATTCCTGCATCTGTAAGCATTTTAGTATATGTTTTTAAATTTTTTGTATCTACATCTATTTCTACCTCATACATAGAATCTGGACCATTTTCCTGCACAACAAAATTTAATATCGTTTCTTGGTTTCTTGATAATCCTTTTACTGCTGCTATATACTTTAGTTGCTCTACATCTATTTCTGATGTTATTTCAGTGTACACGCTTGGTTCAGCCCCTGTTTCCCATTCACCCAAGCTTGACTTAGTTGTAGATTTCAATCCTTGCTCTACCTCTAAGTCTGCAACAAATCTATGAAAATTTATCAAGTCTTTACTTTTAATTCCCTTTACAGCTTCATCTAAACCAATTTCTTTTATTTGAGGGCTTGCAACTTGTATGCCTGTAGTTTTTACGCCAAACAAACTATTATCACCTGTATCTAAAAATTGTTTAAATAAATTAGTAGTAGGAGATTCTTTGTTTGTAATTGCTAAATTGTATGTCTTTGCCATTAAAAATGGATAATCTATTCTTTTATCACCTTCTTTTAGCTCTCCAACGTAATCTTTTAATAATATTGGCTCTTTTAGTTCTCTATAGCTTTTAAAATTTATTTCGTGGTCATAGGCTGGATGTTTTACTTTTCTATCATCTCCAGTCCTAATATCTTCTACTTCAGCAACTGCAACAATTTTCCCAGCTATTTGATTAAAATCTGGAACAGAAGTCTCTCTACCCACTTGCTTCATATTTACTTTAGCCTCTGTAGCTGTTTTATATATGTTTTTTTTATTTTTTCTATAAAGTTGATTAAATTTTCTGACCCCTACATTTTCTATAGCTGCTCTTTTTAAGGCTTCTATGAACGTAGGATTGTTTTTCATAGAATTAGCTGGGTCTGTAAGAGTTGTTATAGCTATAATATTATTTCCTTTGTCGGCTTGGTTTTTTATCTTTATAGCTGGTATTTTTGTAACTGCCCAACCCTTATATGTTCGTGGGTATCTTATTCCAAAATCTTCTTGCTCTCCCTTTAAATTGAGATTTGCTGCATCTCCAGCTATTATAAATGTTCCTGTGTTTTCTTTTTTATCTGCCGACACTATCTGATAGCTAGTATCTTTCTTCTTAGATTTTTTGGATTTCTTTTTAGGTTTTTCTAAATTTGGCAACTCTTCTAAGATTGTTTCTGGAACATTCTCATACGTTGCATCGTCAAATGTTTCATCCTCTGAAATTTTAGGCTTAGGCTTAGTAGGCTTCTTAAGGTCTCTAATAGGTTTGATTGTTTCTTTGCCTACCTTCTTCTCTACCTCTTTAAGTATCTCTTCTTGTTTCTTTTCTGGTATTACATCAAAGAAGTCTAGTGATTCATATGGTAGGGGTTCAAACTTCTCCTTTAGAGTCTCTATTATTTTTGGCTCCACCATTTCTATTTCTAGGATTGGTCCACTATATATACCAGTAATCTCCTGGAACTGCTCATCTCCAAGTATGTCTCTTAGTATTTCTAGTGGTTGCCTAGGGTCGTCAGGCAAAACCGAACCACCTGGCATTACTTCTTTTTCTATTTTTATTTTCAGCTCCCTAGTAGCAACTGGAGATATTTTTTCTATTTCTTTGGGAACAATTTTCTTTGCCCTACGATTAAGAAAGTTAAACAATCTAGGCTTTGACTTAATTTTTTTAGATATTTCCTTTCTTTCCTTAACTTTTTTAGGTGGTGGTGGAACTATCTCTGGTAGGTCTTCAAGCTCTGCTTCTGGAACATCCTCGTATGCTTCGTCTTCAAATGTCTCATCTAGTGTTGGCTTAGTCTCTGGCTTTAACTTTTTACGCTTCTTCTCTATTCTTTTTTTGCGTCTTTCTTCTTTCTTGGTAGGTTTCTTCTCTACCTCTACTTCTTCTTTGGGTGCTTCTTCTGCTTTAGGCTTTTCTTCCTTTTCTTCTTGACGCTGTTCTCTTCTTCTTTTTAGTAAAGCTGCACGCTCCCTAGAAATTGTCTGCTTTCTCTCTTGTGCTTGTCTATATATATCAGCCACACCAGAAGAAACATTAAATCTTTTAAATGCCCTGTTGAACATATTACTAATAAACTGGAAGGTCTTATCTGCTGCACCACCCCTATCCTCTTGAATGCTCTTATATTCGTAAGATTTACCCTCTTTTTCAAAGAGTTCTTGTTCCGTAAGGGTTTGGGATACATCTGGAATCATCTTGTCTGACATTCCATTTTCTTCCATCATATCATTTATAAACTGATTTATTTCTATCCTATAATTTTCGTCTGTTTTATATGTATCATAGTGCTCTGCAAAGACATCACTTTGCTCATTGGACAAGCCACCCCTATAATAAAGTCCATAATACTCTTCTATAGCTGTATCTAAGTCTGCACCTTTTCGTAGACCCAATTTTAGCTTGAAGTTATTAAACATAGTAAACCCTAATATATTTACATTATTAATATCGCTTGATAATCCCTCTCCTTCTAATGTAACCCCTTCATTTTCTAATTGCTCTTTAGTGGCTTTCATTTCTTCTTCAAGGTTTATATCTAATGATACCTCTTCTTTCAAAGAAGGGTCTTTAATGATTAGTCCCCTTATGAACTGTAAGATATTTTTTTTCTGCTTGGTTTCAATTATAGTTTCAACTTCTTCAATCTCTGCATCAGATAAATTTTCTTTTTTACCTTTTGACTTATTTTGTAGAACCTCTAGCCTTTTATCATTTTTCTCTACTTCATTCTCTATTTCTGTAATTTGCTCGCCAAGCTCTGGATTATTTTCATTAAATTTATCTATCTTTTTATTTTCTCTTGCTTCGTATACACTATTGAATGCCTTTGATAACTTTCTCTTACCAATCCCTGGGACTGAAAATGCAACCAACTCCAAAGATAGCTGTTCCCACGTTGGATTTTGCCATACCCAATTCTTATTTTCAAAACCCTCTATTAGTGGCTTTCCATTTTCATCTTTCGTTGTTGATAATAAGTTTAAAATATGTCTACCTGCATCACCAACTCTCTCTTCAAACATCTCCTCAAATACGCCATGATAACCAAATGTTCTAAATATCTTTTCTATATCTTTATTGCTAGCACCTGGATTTACTTTTTTAAACGCTCTCATTACAGCAGTGCTCATTAAATATTCTTTGTTGGGTAGACCTAATTTATCCCACGACTTAATAAACTTATCGCCTGTATATTTACCCACCTTTGTCTTGCCAATCCACCTTGCTAGCTTTGATGGAACGCCACCCACCATCTCAGAGCCAAACTCTAAAGTAGTACCCCAATAAGCTTGTCTTTCAGCAGAGAGTTCATCCATACCATTGTATATTTTAAATAGTTCGCCATCAAGCAGTTCATAGCCTGGCATTAGATTTCTAATTTTCGCTGTCTCTACATCGCCTGATAAAGATGTCCCAACTGTTGTTATTGCTACTTTCTCTGTAGCTCCTTTAACAAGTCTTGTGGCAGTTCTATTTTTTAGCTCCCTTTGTATTTTTGTTTCAATTCCCTCTTTTATATATTTTTTTAAGAATTTATCTGCAACCTTAATTGATGCCTTGCTACCAACCTTAACAAGACCACCTGATGTCCCAATCTCTACAAAAAAACCTGGCATAGATGCCAACATTTCAACTAATGTAGCACCCCAAGTTGCTGTACTCTCGTAATCCTGCTGCTCTACCCAAGCCATTAATTCATTTAACTCTTCCTCGGACATACTTGCTGGGTCTTCGTCAAACCTCTTTGCTAGCTTGTAAGCGTTAAATAACTCAGGGGCTCCATAGATTGCATCTGCGTATGGTATGTATTCGTGCATATTTTCATCTAAATGCTTCATGGCTGCAGCGAAGTCATATACTTTCTTATTTCTTTCTTTAAAATCTCTTTGAATATCTTTAATATCTATGTTGAAAAAATCTTTTTCTAGAGTACCCTTCTCTAGCGATGCCCTCCATTTAGACATTAACATACCTTTAATGGATGTAATATTGCCATTTTCATCCATATAGAGACCAGTCTTACCTGTTTTCTTATAATATCTATCTTCAGCTTGTCTTATCTTTGGAGATTTTTTTAAAATATCCTCTAATAATTCCTCATCTCCCTCTCCATGAAGTCCCCCTAAAGCCCAATGATACCAAGAATTGAATGCCTTTGCTGCATTATTGTCGTGCAGTTTTACATAATCATCCTTATCTTTATACAGGTCGTATCCAAAGTATTCTTTATACCTTTCTCTACCTCTTGTATTTATTTCATTTTTAATAATCTCTAATTTTTCACTCTCTTTATTCTCTGTCAATACATCTTCTACATTGGTGAGGGATTTTGGAGACTCATGACCCTCTATTCTTCCGTATAAATGCGATGTTTTGAATTTCTTTCTAGCCATTGCTTCTTTTGCAACATCTAGACTTATATCTTCTGGAGTTTTTCTTGAGGTGAACGCACCAACACCTGGAGTTCCCTCTGGGTACTTAGCTTGTAATTCATCACGATATTTTAACATAGGGTCTACAGGGTTTGATAGCCTGTAGTTTAATTCATTAATAGCGTTAACTTGGTCTTCATTGAAATTTTCAGGGTTCGCTTGAAGCTCATCATATTTGCCACGAATGAAGTTTACCTGCTCTTCATTGAGGTCGTCAACAGTATAATAAGTAGTATACTTACGCTTAAATAAGTCCTTTAATGGGTTTTTAATAGGTGGCATTATTAATCTTTCGCAAGTAGTCTGAGCCAGTCATCCTCTGTAAAAGTCTTTCTTGGTGGTGGAATGAGCGTACTTGGGTCTACTTTATCCCATTTAGTATCTCCAAATGTGTCTGTTTCCCCACTTCCTGTATAATAACTAGGTGGGGCACCATCAGGTCTTCTAACCGAATGAACCTTACTTGGGTCTATGTCTTTATTACTTAAAAGCTCAGGGAAACCACTTACACTTTGACCAAATTTACTTTTATAATTTCTATATTCCTTTATATTTTTTGGCTGTGAAGGGGTAAATTCTCCATAATCCTCAGCTCTAATATTGCCAAAAGCGTCTATTGCTTCATCTCTATAATCTCTTTCACCAAGCTGTGCAAACTCCCAAGCTTTTGTCATGGCTTTCACTTTATTCTTTTGTAAATTTTTTAATCTAGGAATATTTGATATTAAATCGGCATCTTCTGATTCGTAGTCCATATTGTCATCTTTGTATTTAGTAATAGCATCGGATAAGTTCTTGCTCACTGTAAAATACTCATCCATAGCTTTTTCGTATTCTTCTCTTTGTACTTCACCAGAAGACTTATATCTATCTATTAACTTTTGCCTTTCAAGCTTATCTTTTACAGCGTTAGACTTTTCTTTGTTTATTATTTTATTAAATTTATTTTCATATTCCTGCTTTTTTTCAAGTGGGGCTAGCATTTCATTGGCTTTATCTTTGCCCTTAACTACATCTATAGCATTTCCATTCTCATCTGTAATTATATAGAGGTCTTGGTCTTTAAATTCCCTTATATATCTTCCCACTAAATACTTTGAATTTGGAGAAAGTCTTTTATTTTTTGCTATTTTTTTATGATTTAATATTTTATTTTTATCCATATTGCCCCTTATTAATCTGGTCTATCATAACGTCTACCCCACTGCTCTGGGTCATTTGGGTGAGTGTCTTCATTTGCAGTATATGTATTTTGATTAGAATAATCCTTACTCATCCCAGTTGCAAAATCTGCACCAGCTTCATAGGCAGCTAATGCCTGACCTTGCTTTGATTGCATCTGTTGTAATTTTGCCCCACTAATAACGCCTGCTCTCTTCATCGCAAGTTCTCGCATTAGGGTTCCTCGTTTCATTAAAGATTCTTGGTACCTACGTTCTGCATCAGCTTTTGTCCTTTCGTTCTCCAAAGCTATTTGGCGAGCTTGTGTTGCTATAGAAGCTCTCACATCTGCACCAATCTTCCTAGACACTTCTTGGGCTATTATAGAGCCCTCTAAGCCTTGTGCAGTAATTTTCCCCATCGCCTGAGCCTCTTGAGCTTCCCCTTGTTGATAGAGTGGCTGTGCCATTTGCATATTTAACTTTTCAACATTCATGGTGCCTTGCTCTGCACCTTTTTTCATTCTACTCATAGCCTGAGCTTCTTCTGGAGACATCCTTCCTGCAGCTTTTAATTGTTTAAGCCCTGCCTTTTTTTGCTCTGCAATTAATTTTTTCTCTTGCTGTCTCTTTATTACGCCACCTACTATCTTAGACCCCAGTATAACAGCCATAGTGACTGGGTCTGGCATTTGCTTGTCGTTTCCATAAGGTCCATTTTGAACCCATCCATCAATTTGTTCTAATAATTGCATTAGATTTCCTCCCTTACACTATGAAAGAGGTCTCTATCTGCTGATTCGTTAATTAAGTTTTCCATGTTCATAATCCATTTTGTCCAATAAGTGTTATATATATCTGGCGAGGATTTAGCGTTTGCTATTGCTATAGCATAGTCGCATAAAGATGTATGGAACTGGCCAGGGATTAAAGGTTGATAATCCCTAACTCCAAGCACAGTTACCATCGCTCCAATCGCATCTGACCACTCAGAGCCTGATAGGGAGCCCTCGGCTGAAAAAGCACTATTTAAAGTATAATAGCTTCCAATCCTATCAGGAGACTCCCCTGCAACCAATGCCCCAAGATAATTAGTAAATGATGTGTCTGGCAAGCCTGCAGATATTGTCGCACCTGAATTATTACCCCCAGACAATGTTCGTACTTGACCCTCAAAATGAAGCTTCTTGCCATCCAATAGTCCACCTAATGGGGTATCTATATACACTGTTGGTCCAATAGCACTATAATATTGTAGGGTGTAAATCTTATTTCTTGTTTCCTCGGTTAATCTAGATTTATAATGTAATATAAAATCATCGCCCCTTGAAGGTGCTGAGTTAAATACTATAAAATTTCCTGATATTGAGTACGCTGTAGGCGTTCCTGTGTATGTCTGTCCAGTGGTACTGCGATGAATTTCATCCTCTGTCATTTTCTTTAAGCGTGTTCCCTTGTGGGTAACCCCTATATCTTGTAGGTAGTTAAGGGGGAGCTTTGCGTAGTTATGCTCCCTTACAGTATCATGAGAACCCTCTCCAAGTCCATAGTCTGTATATGGGACTTTAATCTTATATAACGCCTCAAATAACATAAGTTTATCTGAAAGCTCTATTTCTGCTTCCTTCAAAAGCTCTTTTAGTAAACCACCTGGAGCATCTGTGAAAAGCAAACATCTATCTACTAATTTATCCCATGTCATATTAACTTCCTTGTTCTAATTTTTTTATTCTTGCCTCTAAGTCAGATATTATCTGCTGAAGTCTTGCAATTAACTTATTTATTTCTGCATCTTGAGATTTATATCCTATACTACTCATACTCTACATCTACTTTTGAAATTTCTCTTACATTATTCTCGTTAAATTGGTCTGTTATATTAATCCTTACACTTTTTCCTCTTTGGCTTGTACGAGTTGACTGAACCCCATCTAGATATTCTTCTTTTGTTACTGTATACATACCTTCACCTCCAACCTCCAACTCCATACCAACTGAACCCCCACCTTTATTTGTATTGGTATTAACTCTTCTAATATAGGCGTTTTGGTCGTATGGGGTTAACTCCTGCTCACCAGTCCACGCTTTTATCGTTATAGTTTGGCTTCCCTTATCTTGATAGGATGAAGTATTGACTGCCTTTCTTATATAACTATTATTTCCAGAACCACCACTACCATTTGAGCTACTTTCTATTAATAAAGTATTATTGTCATTATCTAGTGCAAACTCATCGTACCCAACACTTCCATGTTTTTCAGTTGCCCATGTTTGTCTTAAAATATCATATGTCCAAAAAAATGTAGTTGTTGATACGCTTTTTGTTATATATAGTTTATTATATTTTACATCATAATGTGTTTTCATAATAGCTGAACTACTTGCAACATTTGCCTGATATTCATCTCTAATTGGGTATGTTATTGGTGTTGCAGAAAAACCTGAATTTAAAAATATTACATCTTCTTGCGATAAGAAAAATATCCCATTAGGCGTTTTTGTAATCCCCTTATCGTGTAGGCAACCTATATTAGGGTGAGCCTCTACTAAACTCCAATTTGATGGGTCAGCCGATGGGATACTAATTCTAAAGATTCCTTTTGTCATAAATACAACTATGTCACTCATTAGGGATTCTATTCCAACTATCTCTCCACCTTGGAGGTCGTCAAGCTTAATAAAATTACTTGTAGGGATAATGTCTGGTGCTCCTGGGTTAGAGTACATTACAAAGTTGGGGTACTCTTCAGTATCCTCATCTCCTGTAATTTTAACATTAGCAACAAACTGCCTACCATTAAGCATCGTGGCGTACTTAAATTTAACATCTAAGGACGTAACTCCATCGTTTTGGTGTCTGGTTCCATCTGGCAATCCTGGGTCATAAAAATCAAATAACATATATTGGTTCATGTCATTATCGTTAGCTCCATTTGTACCATAACTATAAAATTGATAATTAGATGTGCTATAGAAAAAAGTATCACTATCTGGCGTTAAGGCAGAGTTATTATTACCAAGGTCTGGTATCATATCCTCCACTCTCACAAAACCATCAACATTATCAACAATGACTGACCTATCTGTATAATCTCTTGTTGGATAGTATGCATTGTCAAGATGAATTTGTATGCTGTTTCCTTTTAAGATTCCATTCTGTAATCCTTCGTCTTGAAATGCTTTTGACATCCCAATATCTTTACCTGCAAAGCCTACCAAATTATCATCAAATGTGTAATTGGATACTGCTGGTCTAACAGAAAGACCCTTTACATACACTGCTGCATTATCAACATTGTCTGGTATATAGTTAAAATAATACATATATAGGGTTGTGCTTGATGGTGTTATTTCGTATTGAAACCATCTCCATTTGTCAATATTTTGATTGGTGCCACCTTTTCCGATTGCTATATCTTGCAACCCTTCTGCTGATTCTTGGTCATGTCCAGATGAATCTGAAACGAATAGCCTCCATCTTGCATCTCCATCACTAAACCCTTCAGCCCTAATCCAGCCACTAATTATATGTTTGGTTGTAGAAACTGCAGCAGAGCCACCGAGTCTCCACCTTTTCATATCAGTATTTGCTGCCCCTGATGACCAAAATTTAAGGTGTATTTCGTCTGTAGAGCCTCCATCGCCAGAGTTATCTGTTGTAAAATTTGTTGTAAAGGGTCCAGGGGTATCAGTGTCACCTTGCGTTAGTGAAATAGCATCAGCAGTACTTGCTCCTGGAGGGTCAATATCAGTTCCATCATCAATAATATCTATTGTCTCTGCCCCTGCAAAGTACCAACCTCCGTTAGGACTACCTCCGATGACATCTCCACTATCTGCAAATATAAGTTCTGTAGCTTCTGATGGATGGTTAAATTTACTCATATTGTAAGAGCCATAGTATTCGCTTGACATATTTGCATCGTTTCTAACTACATTACCAAAAGTGCTTGCATAGCTATCATTAGTATTTACTAAATGGTATCCTGATGAATTAAAGTTAATTTCTAAGTTACCATGATGTGGCTCATATCTAAACCCATCTATAATTAATTCATAGCTATCAAAATCTGTGTCTGCTGAAGGTGTTGTGTCTCCTTTGAACCACAGAGTATCTCTAGCTCCATATAAATCTACCTGCTTTTGATTAGGGTCATTATCACCCATATATATTGATTTAATTTTAAAGTATGTTCCACCATTTGTGCTTCTATATACATTAATTGCACTCATTCGTGGATTTAATAGTTGTAGGTCTATTTTCCCAGTCATTAGATATGCAGACCTTTCTGCTGACAATATTCCAAGTGGCTCTGTAAGTTTAGCATCCATTTGTCTTGTTGTACCCTCTAATATAGGAGATTCTAATAATACTTCCTGCACTCCATCATACACTGGGACGAATTTATAATCATATGTATTATTTTTTAAATCTAAAAGACCATCTATATATTTTGGCGTACTAGAATTATTTTCTGTAATAGTGTTGGCTGATATAATTGGAACAGCCTCATCTATGAAAAATGTAGGGTACATTGTATGTGCATCAGCGTTATAGTCACGCTGTAGCATTCCATTGAAATGATGCCTATTAACATACTTAAGTAATAATGGAGAATGCTCAAGTCCACAGGCAAATCTAACTCCGTCTGTGTATGTTTTCATTCTAATGTGCATATCAGACGCACCTGATAGTATATCTATTGTGTCAAGGTCTCCATAATCATTGGCATTTAACATACCTATTCTCATATCAGAACCATCAACCCATGTCACCATTAATGCCCTTCCATCATAGGAATTTCCATCATTAATTTGCAAATTATTTGGAGTTGCTCCATCATCTTGCCTATCAAATATAAATGAAATAGTTGCGTGTTGACCTGCTGACCCATTATTATCTACTGCTTCATTAGCTACTGCTGTTGTAAATACAATAGTGTTTGTTGTTACTGAGCTTATGACAAGAGCTTTATCTTTATTTGTACAAGCACCACCACCATTCACAACTGCATTTGTGGATAAAACTATTGTATCTCCTGCTTTAAATATTGTTGTAAGGTCTGTTGAGCCTCCAGGAATTTTAATATTAGTGGTGTTTATAGTCCCACCTATAGTCAATGTGGTTGTTGATGTAAATGTTAAATTATTTGTGTTGACATCAACTATTTTCACACCTGTTAATTTTCTATGAACAAATATATCAGCGTTGGTGATTTTGCAATCCGTATTTCCTGTAATAGCACTAGATTGTGTTCCTGTGCCATATCTTTTAATTAACTTTCCGTTTACATGGCGTACATTCTCTAAAGTAGTAAAGCCATTAAATCCGACTCTTTTTGGGTCATCTTGTGTGTTTAGTCCTGCGTCTAAATTTACTTCAATTCTTGGCATTATACTCCCAGACCATTAATTGCTTGTAGCATAGCTGCTGCATTATTTGCTGCTGCTGTTGCCCTACCTTGTCTATTATCTTGTCTCCATAGTAATGCCTCTGCTAGCTCTACTATTGCTTGTTGTACTGAGTCACTTAAATATGTTATTTCTGTAGCTGTATCTACTATATCTGTAGGGGATGTTATATATACTAAAGTACAATCTGATGTAGCTGTTGAAGATGATACATAAAGTCTGTTGTTAAATAATGCTCCCTTAGTTCCGTAGTTATATGCTGTGTGGTCCCCAATAGCTGCTATTGTTGTTAGTTCTACAAATCTATCGTTAGTATCGTCATATACACTTACTATTCTAGTCATTGATGTTTCTAATTTTTCTACAGTACCACCCAAGTCAGTACTTATTGAAGTTTCTGCAGGGTCTGCTGCTACTCCATTAATTTCAAATGTATTTCCATCTAATTGGTTTACTGTTCCTGTCATTCCATTAATTTCTGTCATTTGTGTAAAATCATAAAGCTTAACTATATCTCCATCAACTAATCCATGTGAAGTTTTAGTAAATACTGTAGGGTCTGCTGCTGTCGCTGTTACATCTGTTATAATTGCAGAGCTTGTAGGTAAGCTAAAATATAGCAAACTCCCTAAGTCTGTATCTGCTGTTGCACTCCCCATTGTCCTTGAGGTCTGTAAATGAACAAGTGCATCATTTGATAGCATTGATATCGCTTGACGCTGTGCATCATTTAGTGCTACTAATTTCTGTGCTTCTGTAAAGTTTGCTTCGGTTAGGTCTTCCATTCGGTAACCTAAACTAAGCATCATATCTGCTCCTGTCATCTTATCTCCAAATATGGGGGCAAGTTACCCTGCCCCCAGTTTGTTACTCGTTTAAGAGTTATTTACTACTTACCAACAGTATAAAAACGCTGCTGTTGAAGCATCACCTCCATCATCAACTAAAGAAGTACCAAAATTATCTTCTAAAGTTGCTCTGAGACTCGCTTCTTCATCTACACTGTGTATTGCCATTGCTGCACCTGCTGTACAAGTACCATCTGTTCTTACATAGTCACAAAACCCTCTGACCTGTATCCAAGTATAGTAATCTGTTGTAACATCTCCTTGTGCAACACCCATAGCTTTTTGTGTAACACCACCTGCAGCCAAACCAGCTGACCTGTCGCAAGTAACTATGAATGGGTTGGATGCACTTTTGTTTTGCATCACAGCACCATTAGATGCACCAGTTCCACTACCTAGAGTAGTTGGAGCATCTTTAACTTGAACATAAACAAACATCTTGCCTAAGTCAAATTGTATAGTGTCCCCAAGAGTGTGTTCTGCTGTTGCATCATTTACTCCAGCTTCAATGTCTGCTAGACTTACAGGAGGTATTCCTGCTTCTAATCTATATTGACTCATTCTACACCCCCTTTCTAGTAGCCAGTAGGACCACCAACAATCATTCCTTGCATTCTTGGGTTAGTACATACTAACTGACCCATCCAGAAGATTTTGGCTGTCCTAGCGTCTTGGTTAATTGGTTTCTGGAAATCCTGGAAAGAGAAGTTTCTCTTACTGTGAACCTTAAAGTCAAGATACTTAGTGTTTAAGAATAACATTACGCCATCTGGGCAATGTGAATCTGCAACAACATCTGCACCTTTGAACCTAAGAGTTGAGAAACCTGCATCTGCTAATCCAGCGTCTGTTCCAACAAATCTCTTATTTGCCTGCAAAGATGTCTCATACGCATCGTATAAGTTCTGAGGACAAATAATGAGGTCTGGCTGGTCACTACCAATAGTTAGCTTACCATACATTCTAGTCATTCTTCTAACTATTTTACCAACACCATCAGTTGTTTCGCTTAAGTCACTCCAAGTAGCTCTTGCGTTATCATTATCTGCATCTTGTCCAAACGATGCAAATGGTGATTCCCACCAAGTGTAGCTATCAGAGTTAACACCACCTAGGCTTCTATTGTAACCAATAACACAGTTATCAATATTACCAGGGGCGTGCCACGCATCAGATGACCCTGCGTCAATTATTGCTCCTTCTGCTGTGTAATCTGCTGACGCTTCTACACCTTGACCACAAAGTGCTGTGATTTCGTTACTTCCAGGGGCTGCAGTACCAGAACCAAATAATTTAGTTCCAAATAGGTCCTTTAAAGAACGCTCTGCATTTCCCATTTTAGATTTCAACAGTGATAACACCATGCTATCACCTGAGTTTTTCAATTCTTCTTCTCCAGAAATTGATATATTAGCATACGCCTGTTTCCAATCCCACACTGCTGATGTCACAGGGTCGGATGGAGTTGTATCTAGTACATCATATCCAGAGTAGAAGCCTTGAGCTGTATTCTTTGCATATTCTAGTGGAGTAATAATCTTTCTTCCACCATCTAACTTTTCAGCATTCTTAAGAAGCTTCACTGCTAGAGGGTTAGAGTTAAAGATATTATCTACTAAAACAGGCAAGAATTTATCACGAGTTAACGAGGATAAAGCATCCCAATTAATCGTTGTTGAACTTACTGCCATTTTTTAGCTCCTTTATCTGTTAAAGTACTTAGCGACATCAGGGTCATCTATATTGATGTCTTTCATCTCTTTGTAGTTCTTCGGTGATGAAACTTCCGTAGCACCTATCTTAGAGTTATGAACGACTTTCCCCATGTTTCGCTGTTTATTTCCATCTAACTGTCTATGATGGTCAAGTTCATCTTGCATCTTATCGTAACTCCAAAGCTTAAATGCTTGGTTCAAATCAGTCAAATTAGATTCTTGAGCGAACTCTAAGAATTTAATGTCATCATCTTCACCTTGAAATGAGTCTTTGTTGTCATTCC